AAATAAACATCAACATACCCTACAGTATAAGCATTGGTTAGTGTAAAAGTCGTTTGTCCAGATGTTGCAGTAAATTCATTTACTAATCTTTGTGATGCAACTCCTGGTGCGTTTCCTATATAACTCACCCTGCAACCTCCATAACTGTTATTGTTGAAACAGAATTATACTCTGTATTAGATGTATGCCTATTTAAATAACCTGTTCCACCATCAACTCTCATTTGAATCTTATAAGTTGTTGAAGATGTTGTTGATGGAGAATCTAAAAAATTTATTGCAGCATTATCAACATCTGTAGTTCCAGTATTAAAAAGATTTATTGTAGATGGGTTAGCACCACTATCAGGTTGAGCAAGGTTAGTAGAATTTCTTACTAAATTAAAAAGAACAGAACTTGTAGTATTACCGTTCGCACCAAGAGTTACTAATACTAAAACTTTGTTTGATGTGCTAGATGGTGTAATTGTTACAGATAAATCAGATACATCAGCAAAACTTGTGCTTGTTGTTGAAAAAGTATCAGTTTTTATAGAGCTTTTAACTTGAAGAATAGCTCCACTTGTTCCTACAGTTCTTACTTCATTCCCATTTACAGTCGTACTACTACCACTTATCGTTGTATTTCCTGAAACAGTTAAATTACCTGGTACATTCCCTTCTACTCGAAAACTCTGTGCGTTACCTATATATGACATCTAATCTCCTATACTAAATAACTAACTACAGCATCAGCAGAGGTTGCTGCGCTTGCATATGCTTGAACAATATCACCTGCTTCTAAAACTAATTTTTGATCACCACCAATAACAACTAATGTACCACCTGGAAGAACGGTTGCATCTTTAACAAGGTAAGTCAATGTCCCTGCGTTTTTAGTAATGGAAGCAGTAACCGTAATATTAGAAGTCACTTTATTTGATAGAGATAAACCAATAATTGTATGAGTATCTCCAGCTCCTACTGTATCTGTAACTGTTGTAGCAGCACCACTTGTGCCAATACTTGATGATGTTTTAGATTTAAATGCCATAATATTATCCTAGTGCTATTGCAAATTGAATTGCTATTTCTTCAGCTTTTGTTGTATCCACTGCTTTACCTGCTGGGTAAGTTGTAAAAACGTCCTTTGTTCCCGCAGAAAAGTCTGTAGCTGAACCTGAATTTGATGACGCTAAAACTGTTGTTCTAGCTAGTGTTGTACCTGATGCAGTATATGTTCCTGTACCAACTTCCCACTCATTAGCAGAACGATGAACAATAGCATAGTAAGTGGTGTTACCATCACCTACTTCGGAAAAAGCGTCAAAACCTGTCACAGCGCCAGCAAGAGTAACTGTACCCGTACCAGTCGTTGTTGTCGTTTCTCGTACTCTATCCTTAAATACTAAAGCCATTTATGCTAACCTTAAAATTGCGTTTGATGCATCAGCAGTGGGGAAAATAACTGTAAAATCTCCTGAAGTGGAAGTCTTATCTCCACCAAAATCTAGTACAAGTACAGAAGGATTAGTATATGTGTGTGCTGGCGTTGTATTATAAATTAACGCACCCCTTGCTGTAATTGTAGCGGTAGACCAAGTCTCATCAGCAAAGTCAATAAACGCTGTAGTACCTGATGATGTCGGTGCAACTTTAGTTAGCTCTTGACCCCCTGCAGCATAGCCTGTACCTGATGATTCACCAGTTGCTGTGTAAGCTGAAGTTGATGCATCGAGAGTAGCGGAACTTGTATAAAGTGCCATATAAATTGTGTCGCCACTAGAGCGAAAGTCATGCGCTCCTTCTAGTAACTGTTTTTTAAATGATGTAGTAACTGCTTGTGTAATAGCCATAAAAACTCCTATATCTTTGTAATGATGTTCGCTGCATTTGTTAGCCCAGCGTCTTTCAGTTTATTAAATAATGTTGTACGGTCACTTTTAATGGCTTGTTTCATATACAACACTAATATCTTTCTTAAATCTTCTTTAAATGCTCTAGCTTGTTCTTTGAGTGCAGGGTGAGCTGTATCTGCTACATGTAAAATTTTATCTAGTGCTAGATTAGCAATCTCTTCAGGAGTCATACCACGACCCTGTGTTGACATAACTTTTGCTTCTCCAACTAATGTATCAAGTAAAGCACTTTGCATTATTTAACCTCATATCTCACTTGTCCAGAACGATAAGCATCACGCCTATCTTTTCCATCACCAAGCATTTTAAGTTGAACGATATTTTCCTGATATTGTTTTTGGTAGTTAACCATCAAATCAGGGTCTCCTTTTAAATACGTATACGCTTGAACTAAACACGCATACAGTAAAGCCTGTTCGTAATTATCCCCTAACCATGTAGTTGAAGCAGTTACAATAGATGTTGGGTAATAATAGTAATGTAATTCTACACTGTAAGCGCTATCAGGTGTAGGGCCTAGTATAAAAGTATTATGGTCAAATAACGCATAGTATTTTGGTTGCGCTTGAGTCGATGCATTGGCATACGCTTCTCGTATAAAGTTAACGTCTTTATTTAATAAAAAATGTTGATCGCTACTTCCATCTATAATTGCCATAGAATAGACTGCTAAAAAATCTGTAGGTGTTTGCACATACTTATTTCCTGATGTTGCGCTACCTGTTACGTTCTTTCTTAAATAAGGAAGTTGTACTTCGTTATAAATTTTCTTTTCTGATTGCTTTATTATTTCATCAATATGACTGACAAAAGACGTTTCAGTGCTTTCTGTATAATCTTTTATCGCTTGTACCAGTTGGGTATAATTCATTATCCTATCCTTACAGTTACTTTACCTACAGCCATATTTACTTTCTGCCCTAACACAGGTTTAAATCCAAACAACCCTCTACCTGATGTAGCGCCAGTAGGTCTTGGGTTTCTAAGTGCCTGTGGGTCATCTACAGGAAAGCTACCCAAATCATTTTGTGGTTGGTCTGGATTCCAACACTCAGGACAAGCCCTAATATTAACTAACTTATTTCGTTTCGTTAATTCTTTTAACTCATCTAAATTATACCTAAAACCACAGATATCGCAAAACCCAAATGCAAGTTTGCCCCTAGCAAATTGAGTCATTAAGCAGTTCTTTTAGAAAACCCTGTTCCTTTAGTTGCAGCGCCTGAACCCTTCATTTTGTTAGTCTGTGTATTAGCTATTTTATCTGGGTATCCTGCAAAGTCTGGAACTGGAACAGGTTTTGGTTGTTGGTATGTTGTTTTATCTTTCATATTAATCTCCTATATGTATTTTGTCCCACGAGATTTAGAGCCCATAACTCTACCACCACCTCGCATACGAATCCTACCACCACTTTTCTTACGAAGACCTGAAGTTTTTCCTACCCCTGCACCTGAAGTTTCATATTTCTTCTTCTCCATATCAGTAGTGTATTTACCAGTCTTACCAGTTTTAGGGTCTTTCCAAGAAAATGTCTTTTGTTTATTTGCTTTAGCTTTACTAAATGCTTCCTTAAAAGTAGGTTCTTTTTTATCAGATTTTGATTTATTAAATAAAAGTGCGCCTGCCCCAAATGCTCCTGCTACTTTACCTGCGGTTTTTATTTTACCCAGTCTAGCCTTACCTTTATAATAAGAAAACTTTGCAGTGTCAGGCTGTTTATTAGCCAATTTTAAAACGTCATCTACAGAAGCGTTTTTAGGGAGCAGCCCTTCATCTTTTAAATCTTTTAAATACTTTTCACCCGCTCGACCTGTAAAATCTTCCCTTCCTTTAAAGGCTTTTTTACGATTTAGAGGGTTTTTTTTATCTTTCTTCAAAACTCCTTTAACTTCTTTTGCTACTTTAATTTCCTTATTACTCTTAGCAATCTTTTCTAATTCTTCTGGTGGTCTTTTCCCTAGCTTTCTAATTGCAGCATTTTCAAACTTTTTACCATATTTTTTTATGGCTTTTGTAACTCCGTTTTTTGCTATATATCTAGCTACTACAGGTAAAGCGGCGCCAAAAAATTGTAACATTTTTATTTCTCCTTATGATGTAATGTTCGGTGCGAAATTGATTGATGACTTGTCTCTATCCTCATCTGCAGCGAGAGTAAATTGTTCATCATACGCTGCTTTAAGGAACGTAACCCTGTCAAGTCCAACTTCAGGGCGCTTAATGGCGATATGATAAGCAAGTCCAGCAACAAGACAAGGAATGAAACGTGAAGGCACATCATAAGTATTACTACCAGCACGACCTGCATCTTCAATTCTTCTAAGCCTCCAATAAACCAACGTATAAGTTGCGGACGAGTCTGGTGTTGGCCAGACGCTAACTTTTGGTGTGGCTTGCCTATCGACATAGATTTGTATTGGTCTCCCTTGGTTGTTCTTGTTTGGTATCGTTGCATATGTTGAAACTGAAATTCGGTTAATAGATAAATCTTGTTGGTTGGAACCACTCCCAGTTCTTATAACTGTTTCTAATAAATCAATCGTATCTGCTGGTAAAGTATAAGTAGCTGTTCCTGTAGTTAGTACAACTGTGCCAGATTCAACTGTCCACAAATTAATACCTTTATTAGACCACTCAGCAGCCATAATATCTAGACTACGTCTTGCTGTTTTTAAATCATATCCACTACGTAATTCTAGTCCACATCTTTC